AAGATGCTTGATTTACAGTGATTTTGATGCCCCTTTACTTAGCAGTATGAATGCAAAGGAGACATAAATATGAGAAAAACAATCTGTTCAGGAATCATCACATTCGGTATCTTGGTCAGTCTTTCCAGCTGCTATGCTTTCGACTATCGCAGTGAAGAAGCTGGTTTCAGTGTCGATATTCCAGATGATAACACTATTATTGTCAGTAAAGATCTGTTTGCGGCAGGCAGCAATAAGTCTGGCATGCATGGTATAGCAGCTATAAGTCAGCAATCTATTGAAAAATATACGAAAACAGCTTTTGCTACCAATAAATTTGAAAGTGATTTAAAGAAGATAGCTGAAGATATTAAAGCTGGAAAAGATATCTTAGCTGATCCTGCTTATGCTTATCTTACTGTACCGCAAAATGAGTTACAAGTATATATGCAGAAACTTATGCAGGATAATCCACAATCTTTACCTGGTAATAAAAACTATAAAATAACAAAGATTAACAAAATACCAGCATTAGAAATCAACAATGATATGCTGTTGAATTATGAAATAAAATTGCCAATTGCTTATACTCGGAAAGAACAGCAGAATATACAAAAATATAATCCTTATGTTAAATTCAGTGATGATGGTAAACAGATGACAGCTCAGTACAATTTAATTTCTAAAATTTATATTTTGTCACAAAATGATCAATTATATAACATAAGCAGTGGATATGTTGAGTTTCCTGCAATAGAACAAAGTGAAACAGTGTTTACAGACAATAAAGTTGATAAACGTGCATATAAGAAATTCTCTAAAGCGTTTACAAAAAAACTGAATTTCTTTAAACCACAATTATCTAATTCTGAACTTATTATTAAAGATGGTATTTTTAACAAAGAGTTCAAAGTCCCACATAACTGGCTGTACATTCAAAGCAATCAAAAAGTGGAAAATATGCCTGTCAGCTTCTTCTCTGCATTACCTGTCAGCAGCTTGGAAAAGATGGGGAAGGAGTATATAGATTCTAAATTATTTAATATTGAAACTACCAAAATAGGTATGAATGTGGAATCTAATAATATTGATGACTTTGATTTTAGCAAAATTTTAAAAGCTTATTCCGAAGGTGTTATAGGTATTTCGGCAGAATATAAGCCAGCTCGTCCTCATGACCAAGGCCCAAAGCAGTTTTTAGAAAATCCTGTTTTTACTAAAATTATGTTCGAAGAATTTATGAACAAACCGTTTTTGAATCCACGTGAAAAAGCAAAACTAGAAAAGTTTGTTCAGATTAAAAATTTTACACATGATATTGATATCAATCAAGAAAACTGCCTGCTTCAATTTACTTATGATGTAGATTTACATTTGCCACAAACTTTATCTAAAATCAACCGACCTGGTTATGAGATTTTTCAAGAAACCGATTTGACAGATTTATCTATACATGGGCAAAAGAAAGTTTACTTTGATGCAGATAATAGAATTAATCTGTTATGTTATTTTACACAAGATAAAACGATGAAATCAAATTTGATCCAAAAAGAATACGACAGCTATAATTTATTCAAAAGTTCTTTGTTAAAAGAAAAATATTAAAAAATACTTTCTAACACCTGGATAATAAGTCTTAAAATATTATCCAGGTGTTTTTATCTAAAAATACATCGTCATAAATCGTTTTTAAGGCAAGTGAAAACAAATTGAATAGAAGTTATAATACAATCGATTAAAACAGCTTAAAAGAGAAATTTACGCATATATGTGGATTTATGTTAAATATTTACGTTATAGAGTTTAGCTGTATCAAAAATATCGTTAATACTTGCCGACGGCCGTGTTGCGGTTTATGATCTTTACGTAACTGTTTTACATAATATATATACAAAGGACATAAACTATAGACTAATTCATTATAAGAAACTGACACACAAAAAGATTCGTAGGGGGTAGTTTTAGAATTTGGTGTCAGTCGGCACAGTTACATCAAGTGGGTAACTGTGCCGACCTCGTGCTAACGAGGTTTTTACCTTAAGAACTGCTCATACAGGAATATTGCTACTGCTGACAGGACCATCAGGCACCAAAGGCTCACTACTAGGCATAACAGGCTCTTCGTTAACTTCCACAAACAATCCAAGCTTAACACCTTCCTCATGGTTTTTAGGATCTTTACAAAATTCTACCATGTTTAACGGATTGTTGTCAAAGCGTTTTCTTATAGACGCTGGGAGAGCGTCAAATTTCTCCTGAGCGTCGATTAATATATGTTGGGCAGTCTGGTAGTCTGGGACGTTGTTAAAATCGCCATAAAGGGGCTTTTTGGCTGTTAGGTGGTCTATTACACCTGTAGTTTCGTAACGTTTTAGGATTAAATTAACATCACATTCATTTTTAAACTGCTGTTGAGTAAATGAAGGTGCATAGAATGTTTTTCCGGGAACTAATTCCTTTTCATAGTTTTTTCTGAATTCCATATCATTCACCAATGGGGGACTTTTCGCCTACGGCGATTCCACTGTCTACAGGTGCAGACGCTACGCTAATTTCTGCACCTTGCGCCAGCGGCTTTTCATGAGGATGAAACTCAATAGCTTCATGTACTAAAATAGGGGTAGGGTAAGAAGCAAGGCTACCAGTATGTTCATCATATTCACCAAGAGAAAATAAGGCGAAATCATTAGGATATTTATAGATCATAGAATCCATACTTTCAACGGCTCCAGCAAAGGCTCGAACAGCTTCAATTTGAGCGGAAACAGCCATAACAGAACCAAAGAACATAGCTTTACGGTCATAGATAGCATACAATTTTTTCATAATAATTACCTCACATTTCAATAGGTCGAATTAACGACTCAAGTTGTTTATTTTTACATTTTTCTTTAACACCTAAACGGATATAGTCAACAGTTTGGTCAGTTTTAAGAGCTTTTAATTTACGGACTGTTAATACATCTTTAAAGGCAATAGGATCAATTTCATCAAATATTTTGTCATAGTATCGTGGGGGTCTAACTACTAATCCATCTCTAATAACGCATTTATCATTAGGAAATATATCATTTTTATAGCGTAAGAACCATTCGTGCGCGATACCAGGACGCCGACTCATGGTAACGTATTCTGGTTGTCGCCCTTTATAGTGGGCTTCTTGAGCATCTCCTGTAACCTTTTTAAGGACGTATCTAGCCACATATGCAGCAGATTCAAAAGAAACATCACCAATAGAAGCATAGCCAAAAGGCCAAAGACGTGAGAGACTATCTGATACATATAATTTAAAGCCATTATTCACCTTCCATAACTTTTTATCCTCAAAATCATGATTAAACAATATAGCATGATAGTGAGGACGTTGATTTAAAGAGCCATACTCTCCACAGTGAAAGAACCTAATACCTTCTCCGTAACGCTTTCTAAGACGCTTCATGAAATCTTGATAGTGTTTCATCTTAAGCGATCGGTCAGAGGGTAAATTTTCATCATTGTAAGTAAGAGTAATAAAACAATTACGTTCATGGAGCGAAGCCTCATGAACGCAACGGACAGCCCATACTCGGGAACGTTCAAGGCGACAACCTACACACTGGCCACATGGTATTTTCAATGGCTCACACTCCCGCCAATTAGCGGGAGCAGTGAACACCAAAGAAGACTTGCCAGTTTTAGGATTAACCTTAGAGGAATCACGCCATGCTAACAAAGGATGATAACAAGGCATTTTAATTCACCTAAATTCTGTAACCGCCACGCATTGGACGGGAACGGAGATTTTTGGAACGAGTACGAGAAGCAGTTTTACTAAATAGTTTTCTGGAACGTCTGCGGGACATTTTATGTCTTCGCACAATCATCACTCCTTAAAATTTAAATTGGGTAATACTGGAAACGATAGCGGCTAACAATGCAGATACAAAGGTAGCATACTTAACAAACTTGTCTATAACAATCACCTCCTTACTTAAATATACGTCCTGCGGTGTTTCCAACTTCGCCAAGAAAGGACGTTAGATCTAAAAGAGTACCTGACAGAGGACGTTTAGACTTGTCATAGCTCTGAGTACCAGCTTTATCACGAATATTTTTATAACTAAGATTTTCCATTTCCTTATCAAGCTTAGCTATTTGCTTAGCACTAAAACCTGCATTCGTCATAGCATTATGCCAAGCGGCGCCAGCATTAGATAGAGCAGCAGAACCAGCAGAATTATAATACCCAGCTTGAGCAGCGGTAAGTATTTTACTATTTTCGATATCTTGAGATAACTTTCGTTCTTGAGCTCCCAAATACAAAACATTAGCAGCAGAATTAGCAGTATCAACAGCATTTTGAGTGTTGAGCCGGGAGACTGTTGCATTATTCGTTCGTACAGTAGAATCGCCAACATTTACTCTATTCTCCATATCTTTAAGTTCAAGCTCTTTAAGACGTTTATACTGATAGCTTGATGTAGCTAAACCAGCGGCAGGATTTTCAGCAGTAGGAGCGGCAACAGAGGGAGCACCAATAGCACCATGAGTAGCACTTAGAATAGGATTTAGACCAGCTTTCTTAAGGTCTGCAACTTCCCATTGATGTTGGTTTTGGTAGAACTCTTTTTGTCTGTTATAAGCGGCTTTTGCTGAAGAACTATTCATACCGAAGGAAAATAAAGAACCTGCGGCTTGTAAGCCTAAATCACTTCCAAAGCTCATATAATCACCTCACTTAAACTACATAAATATATTTCTTGTAACCAGGAAACGAAAGAATTAGAAGTGGTCAATTAAGCCAGGTACACTATACACAGGCATAGGACGCACACAGTTAAGCTCAATGTAACTATCAAACAAGAAATGAGGTTCAGACGGAACAGCAACAACTCGGTCAATAGGGGGTTCGTCTACGATAAATTCAGCATTTAAGACGGGACGTGTTTCAAATTTTTGGCTAAGGTGCCAATAGTCCAAGGGCTGAGCAAAGGTAGAACGGAATTTCCCTGTAATTTTAGAGGGAAAATAACGATATTCTGCAAAGCGTTCCTGATAGCCAAATACATCATCATCTGCAGAAGTGCCATCTGCGTATAACTCTTTATTAAGCACAGCTTGTTCTCCAAGATGTGCAAGGGCAGGCCAATAGAAGTCAAAGCGGGTTTGTCTGCTCCACATTCTGTTTAAACCTTGCTGATAGGTAAGATCGGCACGAACATTAACTAAACCGATAATATAACCATGTTCAACGAATGATTTCGTAAAACCATGAACACGGCTACCAACGAGACCATAAGCGGCAAGATTGCCCTGGGGAGTGGTGTTATCTGTCGAGGACGTTTGCTGTACAGGGTTTACAACGACAGGAGAGGAGGAACCGCCGAGATATTCGGGACGCTGTAAGCGAGCATCAGGAGAGACAACACCAAAGTGAGCAGTAAGCATTTCCGTGTAGCGGGTACCACCACGAGCGTCACGCTCATACAACCTTTGTACTTGGAAAGCCATACGGAAAGAATTAATTGTTACGGCGGTCGCAGTAGAAAGATCAGCAACCAAACCTCCTGCAGGCAATGCGGCAAGAGGATTATAAATGTTAACTGGAGAATCTTCTAAACTTCCTAATCCACCAGTAGGGGGAAGACGGGGGACATAACCATGACCTTGCTGGTCTGAATCCCAATAAGTAGCAGGGTAACCTTGATTATTAATATTAAAAGTTAACGGAATAGGCGCATTAACATCATAATCATCTGCAAATTTAACATCTGCTAAACCACCTACAGGTAGTTCAACGCCGGGGCCTTTTTGCGGCCAAGGTAAGCAGGAAGTGAAATAGTCATGACGCTTACCACGTCTAAGCAGCTG